CGTTTTCGGATGTGAATGCGTTGGCTAACAGCGGTCAAAATTTTCGAGTATCTGCATCGGCCAACGCTGTAACGAATGATGTGGGAGTAACGGTGGGATCTGGGGCAAATGCGCAGGTGAGATTCAAGGCAAACAACTCTCAGTTTGAAATCAGTCGAACATCTTTCACGGATTACGCAGAATTCATGTTTAGCACAGGAGGGTCCAGGGACTGGATAATAGGAACCAGAGCGAGTTCTCCATCCTTTGTGTTTTATTCTCTAGGGGATGGCGGATCGGTGGCAACCATCCAGACCAATGGCGCACTTACACTAAAAAATTCAATAACCGCAACTAACGGTTTCATTGAGCAGGTGACCACTAAGACGGTGGATTATACAGCGTCGGTTTCTGATTCAGTAATTCTGGTGAATGCGGCAACCAAGGTTGTGACATTGCCGACTGCCGTTGGTAACACGGGAAAAACTTTCATCATCAAGGAAATCGCGAATTCGAGCGGCACTGTCACGAACGCGACGGGGGCGCAGAATATTGATTCATCTCTGAGCTACTCTCTCAGTGCGCAGAATAAGTATGTGCAGGTGATTTCTGACGGAGCGCAATGGTGGGTCATCGCGAGCAACTGAAATGAAATTCCTCCTTCCATTTTTACTCGCCCTCAGTTGCGCGGCCTCCGACTGGCAACTCCTGGATTATTATCCCGGTTACACGTTTGCGGATGCACCAGGGGGAAGCTTTGACTTTCCAGATGCGGCGATGCATGCGCACTACCCGGCGTTCCTGGTTTCAACGCAACAATTTTGTGGGGATATTTCAGGGAAGATTCTCACGTGCAGTTTCGTGGTGGACTGCGAAAGCAACACGGTGTTTCGCTTTGGCGGACAAGGTACATGGAACACTGGGTCAAGGCCTGCAAGCGCGAGACTATTTTTTAGCTGTCAGACTGGATATGACAATAACACGACGGCACCCACGAACTTTTGGTTTAACACGCCTTGGGTAGAGATTTCGACGAACGGACTGACTAACACGCTCACGGCTACACTGGATCATGTGGGGGATTGGACGGATGCGGGAGGGCCTTACTCGACAGCGAATGATGATTTGGTGGGAGGGTTTTGGAATACGGTTTCGAACGTTGCGCAAATCGGGTTGGCGTTTGGGGGAGGGTCATTTTATGACACGGGCGTGGCGGTGGTGAGTGGCGCCGCGAGGTTCAATCTGGTTTCGTTTGCGGTGGATGATGTGCGCTTGTGGTTAGCCATCTCCTCGGACGGGACGCTAACGGTGCATGGGGACCCGAGCGTGAGTTACACGGTGGAAAGGTCGGAGGAGCTTTCGACCTGGAATTATTGGAGCACTGCGATGGGAGAGAATAGCTGCGCGGCGGTGCCGGGGTTTTATCGGGCGCGGAAGCAATAAAACATAACGAAATGAATGAGCATGAATCTGGACGAACTAAGGCGGATAAGAGACACTATTCTGGAGAACCCGCACATCGAACAGTTAGTGCAAAATGTTGCACATGTGATCAGTTATCTAATGAGCGAGCAAGAGAAACGACAAGCTCTAAGTAACGCTATGGAAAAGCTCACTCAAAGACTAGAGGCGGTAGATAAGCTGACATACGAAATTGCAGCAATGAAAGAACGGAGTATGCGCAATACAAAGCTACTAGGAACAGTGCTTACAAGTGTGCTTTCGATTGTAGCTTTGGAGCTGTTAAAATTGGTATTTAAGTAAAAGCCTATGAGTAATAAGACACGTAAATGGTTGAGAGGTGGGATTGAGGTGCTGATACATGGTGGGACCTCGGCACTGATTGCCTCCTTTGTGGCATGGAAAGTAGGCACGCCGATCTGGTCGTCAACCTTCTGGACCTCGGTTGAGGCGCAGTTCTTTGGCAACGGTATGGTCAGGTTCTTGCAGTGGTGGAATAATAACCCTCTGCCGCCAACCGACGATTCTAACCCGCCATTTGTGGGTGAGCCGCAGAAGATCTCTTTAAACCCTTTGGCTAAAGTGCAACCTAAGGACAAAGATGCAGCATAAACTTTATAGTCCAAAGGACGAATCTGAACGAGAAGTCACTAGGTCTTCTTCTCGTCCGGCTACTCAACAAGACCTTTACAACCTTGAGTGTCGGCTAGAGAGAGCCTTGTGCCAGATCTTGCGGACACTTAACGAAATGGAGATAAAACTTATGGCAACAATTGCAGACTTGGATGCGGAGATTCAAGGTGACCTTACGGATGCTGCGACTCAGATTGAGAATGCGTTGACCGCAGCCTTGGCTAAGATCACAGTGCCGCCGGACGTTCAGCCTCAGATTGACCATATCAAGGCAATCGCGGCAGCGTTGAAAGCGGCAGCGGCTCAAGGTGCTGAGACCGTTGAGGTTCCTCCACCTCCCACCCCATAACCCGGATGCAAGGGTCGCCTAAGTTTAGTGTAAGGTTGTGGACTTTCCTTATGCTAGGCTGGGCGACCCTTCTTTGATTATGAAGAACTTATTTCTTTATGGCTTTATGGGTGTTTGGCTACTGGTCGCGATAGCGGCTTGTCAGAGCACGACACCAACTACAGTGGCTTACAAGGTCGAGGGATCGCTCATAGCGACAGTGAACACCTCGATGCTTGCTTGGGCGGACTGGGTAAAGAGCACGAACGGGGTGACTGTTGAACAGATTAACCTTGTTCAGAATGCCTACGAGACTTATTACCAAGCACAACTTGTGGCGCGAGATGCTGTCAATGCCTATTTGGCAGTAAATTCGCCGGATAATAGCAATAGCGTAGTAGAGGCAACCTCGAAAGTCGGTCAGTCAGGGGCTGCTTTGGTCTCGTTAATTGCTAACTTTAGGCAGAAAGGAGCCAAGTAACATGTCAGAAGCAGCTATTGAGGCACTAGTTATACTCGCGGCTAAGTACGGACCCGAGTTGGCAGTGCAAGTCGCTCAGTTATGGCAGAAAAAAGGTGCCACACTAGACGATTTTATCACGTTGTTCAAGGACTTAAAGCCGTACAGTGCCTTTGGAATCCCCTCAGTGCCACCAAAATGAAGATTATTGCGTTTTTATCTCTTGTAGCCTTGACTGTTAGAGCAGGTGAACCTCCGACACCGCCAGGAGGACCTCAGGTCCCCTCAGTGGTAGAGTCGAGGCTACAACATCTTGAGGACCGAGTCAATAGACTAAGGGAAACGGGCTCGCCAGCGTTCACTTTAGCTCAGTACGCTGAGCTACAGAGACGAGTCGCGAACCTTGAACGAATTGTGGCGGAAATGGCTGGACCGTCGCTGGCTAAGGACATCGAGAAGCCAATAAATCTCAAGTCCAGGGTCTATAAGGAGTGTCCGCACTGCCATAATCCGAAGGTTAGAGCCAAGATTACGAAAAGCGGTGAGCAGATTACGGCTATGGACATCTCGACGGCCTACTTGTTAGCGTACCACTGCAAGAAATGCGGCGAGGACTTCCATGAGAGCCGAATGGTAGTAGTAAAGAACACGCCCAAAGGCACTCAATAGATGAAAAAGTTTATAGTAGCCGTTTTGCTAATCTGTGTGTTGCTGCGACTGCTAGGGATTCAAGTAATCCCGGCTTCATTAAGCATTACGGCTACGAATGTCACTGACTTGTGTGTGGTCTCATGGCCGAATGCGGCCCTCGTGAGTGCGAGTGGAGGCTATGGGACCCCACAAGTTAGTAGCTACGACGGTCCTGCGTTCCAGTTAGCCGCCATAGAGCTGTTTGGAGATGAACGCTTTTTTATTGAGTCTAGTCCAGACTTAACTAATTGGACGGCGTATCCGCAAGAGAACTTTCAGCTGACGTTGTCTTCGACAAATCCTACGGTAGTGGTACCTAATTATGGCTCGAACACTTTCTATCGAGCCCGAATGGGTCTTGCTCAGTAACTGAACAATACTTATGGCGAATAGCATTCAAAAGTCTTTAGTCCTTGAGAATTTTAAGTATGGCCTTGATTCTCGCCGTGATGCCTTGAGCCTTGTGCCTGGCACCTTGCTTACGGCGCAAGACGGTCATATTAATCCCGGAGGTCAGTTTGAGAAACGTAAGGCCTTTGTGCGGGACGCTACGGGAGCTTATCCGAACTATAGTTTTGGCTTACAAGACACAGATTCAGGTCTTATAACGTTCGGCTCGTTGCCGTTGACAATTCCTATTAAAACTCGACAACGCGCAGCTAACGTTGCGGTGCTTACGTTAAATACTCCCTACCCTCCAAATCAGTTTCTACAGGCCGGAATGCAAGTCACTATTTCTGGACTAACCAATGCCGTTGCTGGGAATTATAATGGCACGTATGTCATTACCTTGGTTGGACCCCATGACTTTCGCTATGCAAACGTTGGCACTAATGAAGGTGTAACAAATTCTGATGGCAACTGTGCCTGGAGTAATGCAACGGTTCTACCTGTGGGAGTTGGGTACCAAGTCTTAGAGCCGCCTAACGGCAATACTGAGGCCTTGAACATTTTCATGACTGAGCTTGTTTACTCTGACAACTTTCTTGGTAAGGCCTTTGCTATTGCTCGATTCAACAACGGCTCGGTGTTCTGTTACTATGATGGAGATATAATCGCGCCATCACGCAATGGACGAGTTATTATCCTATCAACTGGAAATGAGACTATAAGTGACTTATCTCAAGACCTTGCTGATCAGATCAACAATTTAGCTGCAACAAATGACTCTTATCTAGGTTGGCGAGCAGTGGCTAATAAGAATGCCTTGACTCAAGCGAATCAAACTGGAACTGCCTTAGCCGGGTCCACTCTTGTAATGAGTCCAGGAGGTGTGCACTTTATACCGACGGTTAGTAAGGATTCAGACAACGGCCTTATCGGAGCAAAACTAATTGATCAGGATTATCCAGGAGTGCCCGAGACTGCGGCTAAGGCTTCGTTTACGATCACGGGAGGTGCTGGCGGAGATACGATTCAGGTTAGTGCCCCACAGAACGCAGATGGCACAGGGACGGTTGACTTAACTAATGGGGCTATTTCTTACAACACTAGCTTGCATCAGACCGCAGTGGATGTTGTCACGGCTATTAACAATAACACATATCTAACGGGCTACACGGCAGCTAACTCATCTGGAGCTGACATTACAGTGATAGCGCCAGATGGCTTTGGTGCCTTTACTTATAATTTGAGTGTAACAACGACAGGTACTATGACGGTAGCTGCTTTTGTAGGAACAGTTTTACCTACATTCGCTATAAAGATGCAGTTTTCTACTGTTATCTCTCACCCCCAAACAGGTCAAACTACACAGTATGCCTCTAATAAAGCCATTGTCTCTGGAGCACCGGGACCTGTAACTTATACGTGGCATGAGGTTAGTAATCCAAATGGTATTTTGTGTAGCACTAAGTTGGACACACCTTTATCGGCTAATACTATTTACTTCAGTCTCCCTGGAGTTATAAGTGGTGGCACTACAGGTTCAGTTGGGGATACTAATAATAGAACCCATGGAACCGTGATACCTGCTACTGGTCAAGGTGTTTGGAGATGCACTGCTAATTCCGGTGCTTTGCCGCCTGTGTCAGTTGACTTTACAATCATCTTTCAAGGTTCTTAATTTATGGCTGTAACTAATTTCGCTTTCGCTGGTGGAGTCGCCGAGGTGCCGGGTTACGGAGAACGCTGGCAGATAGGGTTCTCTGATGACTGGGCTATTGGCGATAGCTGGACCTTAGAAGTCGCCACGGCTGCGTTTCCCTTTACGCTCGGCATGGGAGTGTTTAATAACCTCAATCCGACTGTGTGCTTCACTTTTAAGAATCGGGAATACGTAGGGCTCAGTAGCCGCTATGTTTTCTCTGACAATAGCGACCCGACTGAGTTCGAAGAGCAAGCCCCTGGCGCAGGGTTTGAGGATTACCTTACTCAATTTGGAACTCAGGACTTAGTTAAGGCCTTTGCTCAGATGCAAGGTCGCCTTATCATCTTGGCGACCAAGACGGTCCAAATTTGGACGGTCGACGCAGACCCTAGCCTTTTCAACTTAGTACAGACGCTCGAAAACATAGGCACGGAAGCCCCGTTGTCGGTTCGAAGTATTGGGGATTATGATGTCATATTTCTGGACCGCACGGGCTTCCGTAGCCTTCGACCTAGAGAGGTCACGCTTAATGCGTATGTGGATGACATTGGACTGGCGATTGACTCGTTAGTTCAGGCTGACCTCTTGACTGCATCGGCCTCAACCTGTTGCTCGATAGTCATACCTGAAGGGAAGCGCTACTGGGCTTATCTTAATGGTAAGATTTACGTTCTAAGCCGCTTTACCTCCGACAAGATTACTGCTTGGTCGACCTATTTGCCAGTCGACTCACAAGGCACGACGTTTACGCCGATTAAGTTCGTAGTCTTTAATAATCAGGTCTATTGCCGAGCATCCGACGGCGGTCATATACTTTATGGAGGTGCTGACAATAACACCTATGATGCGACAGCTCCGGTCTTTGAGTTGCCATGGCTGGCGGATGGAACTCCTAAGCTGAATAAGTTCGCACAAGGCATTGACATTGGTGCCGAAGGTGGCTGGAAGGTCTATGGTGGCATGTATCCTTCGGGTGGAGCCTTAACGCTTATCTTTACGACGCCAACTCCACAAGGTGACGCTAAGAAGGACTCGACCTTTGACCTAAAGCATATCAATTTTAGCCAACAAGGTACTCATTTCAAGTTAAAGATCGTGGGCGACCCAACGTGGACGGGACCTGCCCATATCAGCACAGTCCTGTTCCACTATAACAAGGCCGAACGATGATAAGTAGTAAGTTTGCTTGGATAAAGCCAGGGTGCACACACGAGGACCATAAGGCCTTGGTAGAGTTAGCCAAGGCTGACGACCATGGCGTATTTTTGCCAACTCACCCGATAGTTAAGGACGGCAAGCTAGTAGGCTACTTCAGTATCGGCGCTCCCGGTCGTCCGATAGTCATGGCTTGGCTTTCGACTAAGGAGCTACAAGCTCGTGAGAGCCTTAGCCTTATTAACAGGGTTGAGAATCATGTAGCGATGAATGGCGGACGTGGTGTCTGCTTTCCAGTGCCTAAACATAGCCCCTTTTACCCTATTATGAAGTCATTGGGGTATGCTAATGGGGGAACCTATGACTTCTTTGTAAAGGATCTGTAGTATGGGTTTTGCTATTAGTGAGTTAGCATTCGGAGGTGACACAGACTACGCTCCGTCAGCAGCAGCGGCAGAGAAGAAACGTCAAGCAGCGATAACTCAAGGAACTGCCTCCATAGATAAGGCGTTCAGTGGCTTTGACGATGACTTCTATAACCAGAGGGCGAAGGCCTACCAAGACTTTGCCTTACCGCAGCTTAGCCAGCAGTATCATAACACGAGGAACCAGATCTTGTTTAACCTTGCGAATCGTGGGCTGTTAAGATCAGGCACGGCGAATGCTCAGTGGAGCAAGCTACAAGATACGACGAATCAGAGTAAGCAAGAGATTGTCGACCAAGGCATTAGTCAAGCACAGCAACTTCGTCGCCAAGTCGAAGGCCAAAAGGAGAACTTGCTTAATCAGCTTTATCAAAGTGCTGACCCGGCGAGCGCAGCACGTAACGCTACGGCTCAAGCTGCCTCATTTACAGCCCCTTCAACGTTCGCACCTTTGGCAAACATGTTTGGGTCTATCGCACAGCAGTATTACGACAGTCAGCTGATTAACAGGAATCAAGCTCCGTCGTATATACAGCAGCCGAACAATGACTATAACAGTCCCGGAGCAGCAGTTGTCGGACATTACTAAAATCTTATGAGTACCGCCGGAGTAGGAATGTACGCTAACATCGCAGGAGGTGAGCTACAAGGTTGGGCCGCTCTCCTTGACAAATGGGCCATGAAGGATGCCTATGACGCAGAGATGCGTCGCCAAGCAGCCTACAGGCAGCAAGCAGGTCAAGTTTTCAACCAGCGAGGAGGGACTGCCGACCTAGGCACCGCTCAGCAGCAGATGGCTCAAGGTGCAGCGCTCAGGAATCAGCGCTACAACCAGATTCTACAAGCTCCCCTAGCTGTCAGCACTCATGGTCAGCCATCTGGCAACCCGGCTAGAGAGGCAGCCACAGCTAAGCTACAAGGTGCGAATAGGGCGAGATTAGGTGCGTATAGCGACTGGGCCTTACAGCAAGCGATTCAAAACATCCAAACTCAACATGCACTCAACCAGATTGAGAACTTCGCTGGCGGAACAGCATCGGTCTTTCCTTATCGGATGTACGATGCACAGCATAGCTGGGACACCTTGTCAGAGATTGGTCAAGCGATCTCTAGCCTTGGCGGTGGCTCTACAGATTATTCTAAGTATAACCAAGGCACGCCTTCACCGAACATGGCGACCGGTGGAGCGTATGGTAATTATACGCCGGTCCCTGCGCAAAGTTACGAGCCTCCGCCGCCAAGCTACGACTACAACTATAACTGGGTAGAAGAAGGATAAACATATGGCTGAACTACACTATAAAGACGATACCTACGTTAGACGGAACGCGTTGCAGAACCTTGGTAACGTTGTGCAACGAGGTCGGGCAGCCTTGATACAAGAAAGGATGCAGCAAGAGCGTCTCGCTCAGCAGGAGGTCCTTCGAAGACTTATCATTCAGCAACAGATGTCAAAAGTTGCCGCTCAACAGCCAATGTGGGATGCTCAGGCAGTGCAAAGGCAAGCTGAGGCTCAGCGACAAGCTGCGTTAGCTCAACAGATTCAAGCTCAGCAGACCGCCGGGCAGAACCTTTCTTGGACACTAAATCAGATGGACCAAGCTCGTCAGGTGCCATCGTTAGCCAACGATCCAAGCCTTGCGGCAACCTTTAGGGCTCAGCTTGCACGTAATCAGGCCATTATTGCAGCCTTACACCCTCAGAATATCAGTGAGCAGGTGCCGAGGATCGTGGCAACTATGCAAGACCCAAGAACGGCGCAACTTATTGCTACCGGGCAGAAACCTGTGATGGCGGTTCCTAATCAGGGCCTCTACGATGTGTATAATGACCGAGCGTTAGTGCCACCGATGCCAGCCCGAGGTGAGACCTTTGACCAGAAGCGACAGCTCGCGAGAGAGAAGCTTATCGGTCAAATGGCTTTGTCTCAGATGCACGGAATGAATGCCGCTGTGCCTCAGTTCTATAGACCTGACCAAACGGCGGTGTCCAACTTTGCCTCGAACGCAGTGCAGCAGATCTATGGCCCTCAGCAAGGTCAAGGTTCTGTTGCAGTCCCGGCTCAGAAGCCTATCTATGCACGTAATAAGGATGGCTCACAGAGACTTCAGTCGATTGATGGTGGTAAGACTTGGACTCCTGTGCCTTCTGCGCCGCAGTCGTTTAGCTATGACGATGAGGATGAGGACACTGATAACTCAATTAAAGCTCCAAACTTAAGTTACTAAAATGCCATTACCTCCTGGGTTCGAACTAGAAGAGGCACCGACTAGCTACGACGGCCTTCCGCCAGGGTTCGAGATAGAAGATGTAGCACCAGCGCCTAAAGCCTCTAGTAATGCTCAGTTACTGAACATGACTTTAGGCTCTCAGCTTGCCTTGCGTGTGCCTGAGACTATGCAAGACATGGGAGTTAGCTTCCAACCTGAGCAAGGTATCTCAGGCTATGACCAAGATGCCATTAATAGGATAAAGCGCAATGCCGTCATGCGTGAGGCTACTCAGCGCGTTTATGACCCACCGTCGATGGATGTAGCTAGGGGCTTACAGAAAGGCTTTATCGACGTAGCTGATGCCGCCAAGGACCCGGTGAACCTAGGTATCGGGGCCTTGACCTATGTCGCTCCGCCTATAGGTGTTGGGATACTAAGCGGCTTGGCGGCTAAGTCTATCGGTGAAGGTAGCGGAGCGTTATCGGTGCCCGGAGCACTTAGCGACTCAGAAGCTGTTCGTCAGATGATAGGTATGGGACTTATGACCGCAGGTGCTGCTGGTTCAGCTAAGTTCTTGCGTACGCCTCCGCCTCAAGCCTTGGCACCTAGTATTGAGCCAACAGTCACGGTCCCGCCAGTAGAGCCGGGGCAGCTTACCTATAGAGCACCAGAGCTTGGCGGTCGACCAGCCCCTCAGCTAGGTTTCGAAGCCCCTCGCCAATTGGCGGCACCTAGTCCTGAGCCGATTGACATTGAGTCGAGAGTTGAACCAGTCCCGCCTCAAGGTTTTGAGTTAGAGAAGCCTTCGGCTAAGGAGGTCGATCCGAATTGGCAAGTCACGGTTCAGGCCCCTCAAGCTCACGAATCCGGTAGGACTATACCTGGCTATGTGCAGATTGACGATGTATCCGGTGGTCAGAACCGATGGTCTAAAGGTCCAGAAACATTAAGAAACGAGGGCTACAATGTGCCCGACTTGTCAGAACTTCCTTCTGGCAAGTATACAATGAAAGAGGCTCAAGATGCCGTTTCAAAGCTACGCTCAAATCGCTTACCTGAAGCACAAGCACCCAGCGATATACAACCGGTGGGTGAAGAAGTACGGCCCAGTGCCGGAGAACAAAGTGCTCCACAAGAACCAGAGCAAAAAGAAGTCGCCAAGCCGGAAGTAGCTCCAGCACCTTCGGATGACTTCGTCTTACAAGCTTCGAAGCTTCTCAAGAGTCCCGAACGATTGAGGTACTCGGCGGATCGTAAAGGTGAGGTCGACGCTGGACAGTTGGTCAATCGGCTAATGAACCTTGTGCCGACGGATGAGCGTGCAATTCTGGAGCCATTGCGTGAGCAGTTCCCTGCTGGACAAAAGACCACGTTCGACGAGGTCGCCAAGGCGGTGCAAGCCTTGACACCTAGGGCCGAGGTTAGAGTCTTAAAGAGTGGTGGCAATAAAGGTGGACAAGAATTTGCAAACTTACAACATCAAGCTGAAACACGTGGATATGAAGTTCATCGAATGGGTAACGAGATGAGCTTAGCAAAACCGGGTGGAGATATCGTTCAGTTTAGTGAGTTGCCTAAAGCTGACCAAACTTTAGTTCAAAATTTAAACAACGCTCTAGCAGAGTCAACTAAGTTCAGTTCAGAAGGCTTTGACCCGGACATCTATCGCGGCGTGGCTCCCAAGGACGCGGACCAGACAGTAGTGATGGTCAAAGTTCCTACAGAAAAAAGTGTAACTGGTGAAAGTGCTGATGAGTATGGTATTTTACACCGTGGTAGCCACTTTGGACCTGAGGATAAAAACGTCCTAGGTTGGGCACGGATTCAGTATGAACAAGTCGGCGATAAGAAAGTGGCCCATATTATCGAGGTGCAGAGTGACTGGGCTAAAGAAGTTAAGAAGCTTGAGAAGGAACTAGGCAAGTATCCTGAAGGCCGTTACACAATTACTCCTAGTGGCCGACCTTTGCAAGCGGGTAAAGAGTTAGACCAGCTTGACCATCCGTTGCTTAACCAGCACGAGCGCCTAGTCCTTAAGGCTGCAATGGACCAAGCCCGTAAGGACGGCGCGGACGCTATAGCGATTAGTGATAGTCCTACAGCTATGATGACCGAAGGACATTACTCTCCAGAGTTAATCTTTACTAGAGACGAGTCCTTTACATTTGGTGACGATGCAGATGCCTTTATTCGAGAGTTAGAGGACGACGACATTCCTCACTTTGTAGAGCCAAACGGTCGAACGATTCATTATGGTGAGAAGCAAGTGCCTAAACAAAAGAAGGGCATGGAACTTCACTATGACAAGATTTTACCTAAGATTGCCGAGGAGCTAACAGGTAACAAAGGGGAAAAGGTCGACTTTGGCGAGCACCAGTTAGCCGAGCATCAGGTCGCTCCACAACAGCATGCTAAAGCCTTGATGTTTAACCTCGATAAGGCTAAAGAGGCACGTCAGAAGGCACCTTATTCGTTGTTCGGCAAGGATAAGCCCTTGAAGTTCTACTCAGGCCTACCAATTCCGACTATTTCTGACATCGTTGATGCAGTCAAGCACGTTGGTGAGGCCATAAAACCGTTGGCCGAGAGGCTTAATAATGACCTCAAGACCTTGGGTGAAATGCTCGCCAATAGGGAAACTATCAAGAGTGTCGGCCCCTTGTTCGACTCGATTGACAATGTGACACACGTCGTGGCCGACATGAACGAGAAGGCCTTAAGGTTAGTTAGCACTAAAATCTTCAAAGCTGGTCAAGAGGCAGACCTTGCTCGTAAGGCTGCAACCTTTGCACTGGAAGCTGGGAGTCAGTCAAAACTAACCGCCATGGCGACCAAGCTTCAAGGTAATAGGGAAGCAGCCCAAGCTATCGACTTTGCTCAGAAGAACTGGACGAAAGTCAATGCTTTAGCTAATGCCGCACGTCAGATTGACCAGCAAAACCAAGTCACCTCAGCAATAGCCGGTAGACCCTATGTTTCGTTAGAGGAGCAACTCAAGACCTTGTATAATACATCTGAACGTGGCCTATTCCTAAAGGGTCGAGAAGAGGACCCCGGTAGCCAAGCATTCGGCTCCTTGGCGGACGCTATTGCAGCAGGCCGTAAGCCCTTATCTCTTGACTTGGCAGCCTTGCTTAATAAGGTCACAACCGACATCCAGCGTGTAGCCAATACTAAGGTCATTGTCGAAGGCTTCAAGAAAGTGACTGATGACAAGGGCAACCCGATTATTACTGACCTCGTTAAGGGCAAGGCTCAGCTCGGCTACGTTAGGAATCCAGAGCTAAATGTCGGGGTCGTAGGCTCTCATTCCGACATCTTCAAGGCTATGACTGGTCACTCGGTCATCGAGGAGTCGCACCTCGGCCATGCGGCTCTTAAAGCAGTCGGTACGGTCAAGCACGGGACCTTCGCTTTTGATGTTTACCATGCCTCGAAAATGTTGTGGTTCCGAGGCTCACTTGGAGGCTTAGGTTTTAAGAAAGGCCTATCCTTACTGGAGTATAGCAAGGGTAATCTCCGTGAGGCGATTAATCAGGGCTTGGCACCTAAAGAGGCTGAGACCTACGCTAATACAGTCAATGATTTACCTCAAGGTAAGGTGACCAATCGAGGCCTAGCGACGATGTTTCTAAGGCGTGGCTTTAATGTCGGTCGCCATAGCGAGAACCTTTACAGCACCTTTGTGCGGACCTTTCCTATAGTGAAGCAGACCGCCGGAGCCTCGAACCGCTTTATATTTGATAAGTTAACGAGGGGCGCTATGATGGAGTCAGCCTTGATAGAGGCTCGCCGTATCGCCAAGCTGCATCCTACTTGGCCACTAGAGCAGGTGGTCGATAAGGTCACGACGGACCTGAACTTTAGGTTTGGCAATCCGGGACGCCAGGCGATTATCAAGAGTAAAGAGATGCAAGCTATTAGTCAGCTCTTGTTTAGCGCACCTAAATGGGTCGAGTCCATGGCACAGAGTGAGGCTAGGTCAGCCTTTCAGCTTGCACAGAGTGTTAATCCTAAGTCAGAGCACTTTCTTAAGCTTGGCTCGTTAGCTAAGTCGACCGGCGCGATTTTACTTTTCTCTGCCGTAGCTGCCCAGGTTCTTAATTATTTCACTACTGGCCATGGCGACCCACGCAAGGGTCATGGGACGTGGGGTAATCCTGAGGGCCATAAGTTGGACGCTTGGATTCCACCATTAAGTGAGGGAGGTAAAGGATTCTATGTTAGCCCTGCTAGCGTTGCCGCCGAGCTGACTCATGATATGATACGATATGGCCATAGCGGACTTAATACGGTGGAGTCTTTGGCACGTATCTTTAATAATAAGGCCTCGTCTCTGACTCAGGCTACTCGTATTCTTATCTATGGCACTGACTGGAAGGACCAAAAGATTAACGACCAGTGGGAACGAGTTAAGCAAGCGGCTGTTACGGCTGCTAATGCTATGCCGTTGCTTGTGAGGCAGGTCAAGGAATCAGTCAAGCAGAAGGATATTACGCTAGGTCAAAGGCAAGCTTTCTCCTTGTTAGGTATCAAGGCTGAACCTGAGTCGCCAACTGAGCAATTAAGCCGCCAAGTTCAAGGCAAGACACTAGACCAGAGATACGAGATGGAGAAGCAACGTCTTGTTAAGCGTGCACCTTATGACATTGACCAGAGTGAGGCTGCTGGCGAAGTGGCTCAGCGACATGAGGCTCAGCGACGTAAAGACCTGATTAGCCAGTTGCCAAGTGAGACTAGAGTTTGGCTGACTGGTCATGGCCTTACGCCGCCAGGGTTCGATGATAAGATTAACTATCAAAAGGTTAGACTACCGCTAACGCCAGAGGAGACCACTAAGTATCGGGATTATATTGCTAGTGAGTATAACACCGCAATACAGAGCCTTGCTAAAGACCTACGCTTTGACAAGGCGTCTGCTGAGGAGCAAAAGCTAGTGTTTAACTCTATTATGTTAAGGGCGAAAAAGGTGGCTTCGGCGAAGATGCTACAGGAGCTATACCAAGGTCCTGTAAAGAAATCACCTTAATGTCTAGGGCTCTACAAATCATCTGGCCAGTGTTGTTGACTCGTAGCTTTCGGTAAATTGATTCTCGGTGGTGGAACGTAGTGTGAATCGAGATCTTCAACCTAGCGGCTACTTCCTTGTTCGCTAGGCCCTTGGCTAGTAAAATGAGGACTTCCCTTTCTCGTTTTGTTAGGGTCATAACAGGTGTTTATTGTGGAGGTAAATTGCGTAGGCGAACGACATAGGAAATAACGCACGTTCCTGAGCGTCTCTGAGCTTAGTATGCACGATACTCCCCTTTACAGGCTGCACTGGTTTCTTACCCGGCATTACAAAGTTATCACTTGTCCATAGGCACGTCTTCTTAGTGTAGGCGTCGAGCGGCAAAGGCTTGTCGCCGTCAAGATAGCCAGCATATTCGTTAGGCTGCATGTAGTAATCTGGTTCCCGCCAATAGGTCGATAGCATCCCGACTGGGTTCTCGATAACGTATAGGCGGCCATACTTTTCACAAAGGAATCGGCACCTCTCGACTAGTGTTAAGGCTTCTATCAGCTTGGCGAGTCCCTTGCTCTTGAAGTGCTGTGCACCGGAGCTAGCGAGGTGAGTGCAAGGCGGAAAGGCGAAGATTCCGTAGCCTAAAGGCAAGTGCTCAGGTTCCCACTGTAAGATGTTAGCCCTAGTAAACATGATTGAGCCACCGCTCTCGAAGCGCTTTACAGTGTTATCATTAAGTAGATCTATGCACTCACACTCATAACCGCCAAGCATGGCCCAAGGTACAAGACTAGTTCCTGAGTGCTCGCAGAACGATATTAGCTTACGTTTAAATTTCATGGTCCCTCCTTGGTAATTCTGACTTCGCCAGCCCTTGCCATCTCGTCTAACTTTTCAGGTGTTATGTAGACCATCCTCGTTACGCCGTTCTCTTTCCAAGCCCGGACTAAAAGCTGCCGGGTGTCCTCTAAGTGCCTAGTGATAGTGTTATACTCCATAGGTGAAGTCTCGGTCTCCATAAGGCGCTTTAGTGCCCTTACCTCAATAAAGTTATTGTGCTTGGCGACGATCTCTAGTAGCTTCTGCTGAGGCAGTGCTAGTTCATTACGCCCGACGGCGACCGACAGCTTAGGTAAGTTCTCCTCGATGGACTCTAGGAAGGCAATGGCCGTATCTAAGAGGTCGATAGTGAAGACTAACTTCGGCTCAGGTTGGGCGATAGCCAACATCATGGCTACCTTTTGTGCAAGGACGTCCTTTGCCTCATAGAACCCGGCCATGACTGTGTCATCCGGCACAGGTAGGGCCTTGAACCATTCGTCAAAGAAGTCCCGAGTCGCTTGGTTCTCCCACTTAAAGGAGCCAGCGATAGTGCTGACCTTTTCTAGGTGCTTGGCACACCATTGCCGAGCTTCCGCAGCCTCGGGTGAGACGTAGGGGAACGTGATTCTAGGTGCTTGCTCGGTCTCATAGACATAGAGCATACGGCGACTAAACCCACCAGAGATGATTTTTAACTTTAGCTTGTCAATAATCCAGTCTGGCGTTTCACAAGCCAGGATGTTGATACAAGGATTAGTGATGTTCTGAAGGCCGTGCTTGATAGTACCAGCGTTGAAGAACTTGCGGTCATAGATGTCCGTTAAGAACTCTATCATTGCGCCGGGATTCACCGACATAAAGTTCTTAAGCTCGTTGATGAACAAGGCCATCGGTCGCCACTCGATTACCTCACCGTTTTCATCCGTGTAGCATCGACATAGCTCTGGGTCGGCGAGGCGCTCGACGAGCTTCTCACGTGAAATTACGCTAGGTGCTAGGGGGTAGGTTGGGAAGACCTCAGTAAAAAGGTCGCACGCAAGATCCTTGGCAGTGCCTTTGCGGATACCCTGGCGTCCGACTAGGCAGATATACATTGACGGATAGATCTTGTAGTACTGGTGATCTACAAAGATCTTGCGGCCTGAAGTCATGGCAAGGATACTGATCGCCGCCCACTGGTGGTGGCGCTTGGGTGCCATGTTGCCCGAATTGTAAAGGAGGTATTTCGATATGAAGTCTTCCATCAATAAGGATATTCATAACGTTAAGGTTAAGGCCCTCCAATGTCTTGCTCAGTAATTGAACAAGACTGCGGCTGAATTGGAGTTCATTTAAAGTTATCATTCGAACGTTCCGACTTGGCTGTCTTTGTCAAAGGCCCAATTATGGCCGTATTGACCACTGAAAGGGATTACGATTTTAAGACCCGCTATTTCAAGCGTGTTATTAAAGTAGGATTTAATCTTAGGTAATGCCCACTCAAGGTCCTCGATTTTGAACTGTCCAACAAGTGCATCGTGAACTTGATGGAGTGGCACGATTCTAAGCTTATTCCCCACCCTGTTCTCTGGGTCTTTCCATAAGTTGTAAGCTGCAAGATTCGTGGCATAGGTAGTGTTCTCCTGTGGTTCATTGGCTAAGGCTTCGCCTAGCACCTCGCTATAGCGCCCAAAGAAAATTCGTGTATGACCAGAGGCCGAAGTCAGCCTAGGTGGATAGGGCTGATTACTGAGCTTTCGCTTAGTGGCATCATGCCAGATGTTCGGCTTATAGCAGGCATAGACCGCGGACCTAAAGGTCGCCACGTCTGTCCGGCTCATCTTGATACGTCCTTCGCTCTGTTCAAGGATAAGGTTCGCAAGGCGGTCGACGCCCATCAAGTAGCAGATACCCCAGATACCGCACTTGCACATAAAGTAGTCGAAGTCCTCTTTCTTAATCTCTTTAAGTGCTATCTTTATCTCATCACGGCTAAGACCTCGAAGGCTATCGTTGCCGTGCCTTAACATGTAAGCAATGCGTTGGGCAGGTTTTATTTTCGCCTTCAGGTCAGCGAGCATAGTGCTCTCGCCGAGAGCTGCAAGATGTGCTCCCACTGTCCATCCGTCAGCTCCTGATAAGTCGCATTGAAAGAGGTAGTAACCCGGGTCCGCGGTAAATAAATCGCGCATACCTGAACGGAGGGGGTGCCCTTCTGGTCTGAGCGGATTCTCCGACGGTATCGTCTGTAGATTATAACCACTTCCGGTAGGGCTGGTATAGCAAGTAATCCGTCCAGTCTCCGTTCCGACAGTGTTATATCCACAGCGTACGCGTCCATCTTTATCTGGATGGATCGATAACATTTGTGCTCTAGTGCGGAGCATACCAATGGATATAGCAATGTCAACGGCCCCGCTTTTGTCGTGGTCTTTGACCTTGAGCAAGGCTTCGTAGTCTGAGGTAAGGGCTTTCGTTTTCGGGTCGATTTGCGCCGGTAAGTTGAGCGTTTCATATAGGAACTTTTTGAATTTGTCACTCTTAATGTTAAGGCTAAGGTCACAGTCTACAGCTAAGCGGCCCACTTCTTGCTTACTAAGAGGTCCTAGCCCTAGCAACGTCCGCATGTTAATATCATAGACCTCAGCATACTCCTTCTTAGGCTTAGTTCGGTCTCGCTTATAGCACATTAAGTCTTGAACTAGGCTAATAAGTTCGCCCTTTGTCTTGCCGCTTGGCAACCCGGTTCCTGCTATCTTGTCAAGGTCGACCTGAAGGTCGTAGATGTGCGCCATGACCTCTTTGTAGCGTTCCTTCGCCAAGCTCCAGTTGTATTGGATACCTTGCAGCTCCATGTAAAGGAATGGGTTAAGCAGGTCCATGTTAAAGCGGTAGTGCTGCAAGGCCTTGCCTCTCAGGAACTTGTCAAGGCGACCGCTAATCTCGTGCGTAACAGCCGAATCTTTACAGCAATAGGTCCAGAAAGTCTCGTGACTCTCGCTCTCGCGGTCCTCTTTGTAATAAGGCTCCATCGTGTAAACGCTACATTGAAAGCCTAGCGACTTTTCAAGCTCGCTGTAAAGCTCCCAATGCTTAAGCATAGTGTCTTCAACTACGCCTCTGACCGGCAAGTTATAGCTATACTGTAGCACGAACCGGTCATATAAAGAGTTCTGTAAGATCTTGCCGATACTTGGGTCGCTAAGCACGCTGGCTAAGGCTCGCCAGATTCTAGTCTCATCCTCGACTGACCAGACCGAACGGTTATCTCGATGTGCAAATGGCACGATAAAGCAGTAGTTATGATTAATCGCTACGGAGATGCACTTCATACCGAAGTGCTTATTGTCTAGGACTGCGACGTAACCTTCAATGTCGATAGCTATAATAGGTTTCTCTTCTTTGATTCGCTGTAGCTCACTCACTATCTGGTCAGGGGATAGGTCAATCCTTAGCACCCGGTCAGGCAGGACCAGTTCTGGAGTCAAGGCAGCGTTGGCGGCCTTCTTAAGGTCTAACATCAAGAGGGGCATCCATTCGAAGTTCCGAAGGCAAGCTGCGGGATGATACGTCGCTATGCACTTGACATTGGGTAACGGCGCATCGAGATGCGACATGAAGAAACTGCCTCGCCAACTAGAGATTGGGTTCGGGAAGTTGAACGTCAGGTCCTTACCAGATTTCTTAACACTGACGTCCGCACTTCGACCTTCCTTAAAGGCGTGTAAGGCTGCGGCTCCAAGGCAGACCACAACGTTAGGCCTAAAGGCCACGAGGTCCGCACTAAGCTTAGACAGTCCATCCTGAATCTCAGGGCCTAGCCACTTGAAAGTTGCTAACTTGTTGGCGAACGGTCTGTGCTGACAGACGTTGCCAACAAAACACATGTTACGTAGAATGCTTGCATGGCTTAGGTATTTGTCTAGCTCCCTACCACTGTAGCCTACAAAGGGCTTACCTTCGGCTACCTCGTCCGCGCCAGGCGCTTCACCTATTAGTGCAATACGATAGCTCTGCGGCGGGACTAAAGGATGCACATTAGGCACTGCTCTTATGTTGTCCAGAACGCAAGGTTCTGACTCGTCAAAGAAGTCCTCAAATAAGGTCTTAGGCATAGTTAAAAGTCTAGGGGAACGATTCCGTTTATAAAAGGATTAACTACTATCCTAATGCCGTTAAAGACTGGCACGTTGCTAAAGGTCGTCATGTAAGCCATTTGAGGCATGGCGAATAGTAAGCCATTTATATTTGGTCGCTAGACGCTTAGGCTGCTCCCAAGTCAAAAGTTGTTCTCTTTGTGGAATGTAATACCTTACCATATTAGGTTACGGTTCTCCATTTTAAGTGCGTTTAAGCTCTTTTTTATGTAGGCCTCTAGTCGTGGATCACTGATAGGCCGATTCGTCCAGAGGTAGTGAAGGTAGGTCGCTGGAACGTCCTGTAAAGGCACGTCCTTATGCTTACCAAAAGGCATAGGGTCGAGGTCGTCGTAAGGAACTGCTGCGCTGGTCGGCACTGAAGCTGCCGCTTGGCTGAGAGGGTCGTCGTTAGTCATGGCAGTTGTTCGATTAGAGTTGCATAGCATTCAGTACAGAGCGGAAAGATGGTTTTAAGCCCTAGGATATGTTTCATTACTAGTGCCTCTTCTCGCTTTGTTACCTGACCACACCTTATGCAATGAACCTCGTTTTTGATATCTACAAAAATCAGCTTCTTTTTCATATCGTTAATAGATACTCACTAAACTTCTCGATAATCGCTTCTTGAATGTCATGCGGTAAGTGGTCGAACTCAACCTCGCGGCTGAAGTTGGAGTCTGACGTATATCGTGTGATTCGGACAATGTTATAGTCTTTGAGTTTTACCTCATAGCATTGGTCGCCATAGAACACATTTAGAGTTTTAATCACTTAAAAGTATAGTTGGGGTTTACTGCGAGATAGACATGTCTCTTAATATTTTCTACTAGGGCGTTGTAATGCGCCTCTTGTTTCTCGACTGCAACAACACGTCGTTTCATTCTGAGCATCTGTATCGCCATCGAGCCTCGTCCAGCAAACGGCTCTAGGATTTCTTGTCCCTCAAGGCTGACCGCATTAGCTAATAGTCCTGTGACCTCGTAAGGCTTGGCGAATTTGTGACCAGTCTCGTTGACCGCTTGAGCATTGTCAGCCAAGAAGTCGCACCTTTGCACCTTGTTCACAAGGGTTGCCCCTGGCTTACGAGCGATTATGACCGGCTCATAATTCTTTGTAAAGTTATAACTTGCACACTGGTTCATGGCCTGAGGCTTGACCCACATAAAGGGCCAACGTTGGACCGCAAAGCCAGCATTGACAGCAATGTCATACATATATTGCCAGTTCATTATATCACAGAAAGTAATGACGAAGGCTGAGGGCTTAGTGCAGTGAAAAGCCGCTGGATAGAACGCCGCTATCAGGGCAAGGTTCTCCTTAACATCGTGCTCGTTCGCTACGGTGTCGAGGTCAGCCAGCCCGCCATGAGGGTTCTGCTGATTTAACATCTCGATGTCAATGCCGTAAGGAATGTCCGTTATGATGTGGTCAAAGCGTTGGAACTGGTCAAGATGCGCCATATAGCCGATGCTGTCAAGATGAAGCACTCGGTTCGAGAGGTAAATAGTCTCGGCGGCCTTCTTAGCCTCAGCTTGTTTCTCAGCCCAGTACTCGTCAAAAGGTACTGTGTTTAGCGGGTTGCTATTATAACGTTCCCGTTCAAATGCTAAGAGGTCCGGCTTAGTCTCGACTTCTTCAACGTACTGGATAAGTTGCGCAGCCTCGGTCTCTTTGGAACCTTGGTTGGCCATCTCTCGGTGTCGCTTGGCAAGCTCAGCCTGAAGTCTTTCCTCTTCTTCACGTAGAATACCGAGTCGGTAGGCTTCATAAGCTGAGTTATATTTGCTGTATTTTCTCTGGTCCTCGGGCAAGTACTTTTCTTGTCGTAGCTTCTCAGCGACCTTCAAGATGTAGTTAATAGTGCCGGTCTGGACACCGAATGCCTCGGCAGCTAGACGTTGGTTCCATGTCCAACCCTCTAAGGCACCTCGGCGTTTCTTGATCCGGTGGATCTCGTCAATAGAGAGGACCTCTTCGACCCACGTCATTGACTTCCGGCGGATATTCTCTTCAAGCTCTAGCTCGTGAAGTTCGTCCGCCGTAAGAGTCTCACGATATACAACATCAATGTGAGATTGACCAAGTTGACGGCAAGCTGTAAGTCTACGACCTCCAGCGATGAGCCGCTTATCTTGTGAGACAACAATCGGCTGTATAAGCCCAAAGCGTTTGATACTATCTGCAAGACCAGTAATATCACCAAGATCTTCACGCAGTCTGTTTTCAACGACGATTTCATTAATAGGAAGGGTTGTTCGGGTCATGTTAGTATGCTAAAGATTAAGAGTTCGGCCTCTCGACAGAGATACATTTCACCTTGTAGGCCTAGTTGAAGTTGCGGCTTACCTTCATCGCTAAGGTGAAAGTGAATAAATCCTTTACAAAATGGGCAGATTGCTCGGTGCTTACGCAGGGCATCGGCGAGCTTGTTTATCTTATCGGTCGTGATGATCATAGCATCATCTCGATTTTGTAGCTCTCAGCGTCGACAGTATAGATATTCTTAACTCGTTGGCGAGCGTAGCTTATCTCACCAGTCACGCCTTTGCTTTCACGCCAGCCAGCTAAAGTAGCGAGTAATAGGCAGTCACAAGCGTCAATCATTGCCTTGTTATAGCGTTGCCAGAAGTCAAAGTCAGTCGGTAAGTGGCAAGCCATAGCTATCTCATGACAGTGCGAAATAGGACTAAAGATGAAGAAGCCCTTATTTATGAGATGTCCGGCGATTAGGTTAACCTTCTTGATACGGTAAAAGACGACGTGCCAGTCAGAGTGAGTATAAGGCGCACATAGGTAAATGACTTGGTTCTGAGGAATCATAGGGAGTCCCATATCTGATTGAAAAACATAAGCATCGCGTCCACATGACGAGGTGCGACCTTATACATTAGGTTGATGTTGGTGCCATGGGTAAGGTTCTGGCTACCAATAAAGGCGTCCGCCTTCATGTTAAACCGGTAGCAGATGAATAGCTTAACGTGGATGTTCAGGCAGTGCTTCCGAGCCTTGCATCGTTGGCGACCGCTATCCTTAAGGCCGTAGATAAGTCGGCGAATCCTAGGTAATGGAGGTCTTAGTGCCTTAGACTGCGAATAGGTAATTACGTCGAACTCGTCATACGATGAGTTAAGGTAAGCGAGAAACCGGTCGCCGTCGAAGAACAGCTCTGGCTCGTAGAACGTCGCAAAGTTACGCGGTAAGGACGTAACTATCAGGTTGGCTGGCTTATCGAGTGGGTCTATCTCCATTTGCCATCCTCACAGAGTAGGGCAATTATACCGTAGTTAGGAAGGTCCCGCCAAGAGTCAGTTATGCTCTCGTTCGTCGCTTTCTTACGTCGGTTCTGGTAGAGATGCTTTAGCCTTGAGTACTTGTCGGACATACGGACTAGGCAGCCAAAGGCTCCGAACTCAGCGATGTTCTTTGGTCCGTAATCCTGATTCTTACGTTCGAATAAGAGCGCATTGGCTAGTGAGTAACGAATGAAGTCGACGGCGACCGGAGATTCAACTCCAAGGGCCGTTGCGATCTCTTGTACCTTGATTACTTTGTCAACAGTTTCTAGGTCTTGTTTAAGTGTTATCGGCATATTTCTTTAAGTTGTTAAGGAAAATAAAGTCAATTCGTTTCTGGTGGTAGGTGCAACGGTAAATCGTTTTATAGACCTCGTCAGAGGGTGACTTAGCCTTATCGTCGAGTGGCCGAAGGCCTATTAAGCTACTAAGTCGCGACACTACGACGTCAGGGTAAGCGATGTCAATCTCTTCGTCCTTTTTAGGAGTATGTTCATAAAGAAAGACATCGAGGTCTTTTTCTGAGCTGTTACGTATAAGGACGCTGCCACCTAGTGCTACGTGCCAACCATAAGCCATAGCTATCGGTTGAACTTGGCGACAGAAAATTATACCTTCTTGAATGGTCCAAGCCATAGTCTTGTTCAGTTACTGAGCAATACGGCGGCAAGAGGGATTGGACCTAGTGCCGCCATGCGCTATGTGATAGGATTACGCGGGAATTACAAAAGACCCAGTGTTCGAGGGCCCAAAGTTGCCGGAGCCTTTGTCAATACCGATCTTCATCTTCACGACTTCGCCCTCAATCATCGAGGGATTGTCAAGAAGCTGACGAGGCGTCTTGTCGGTCTTTGGGCCGTAGCACGCTTGTAGGACTGCTGCGAGGTCTCTTGCAATGTTGTCGATCGAGCGACCCGCCTTCTCGTTACCCTTCTCGTCGACCGTTGGCTCAGTCACGGTCACACCGATACGCTTAAAGAGAGGGAACCCCGGCGGTGTCTTTTTGCCGTCCTGAAGGGTCGCCTCTTTAGTCGTCTTGAACTTGATGGTCAAGGTATTATTAGCCTCATTACTTTTCGAGGGAGCAACCTTGCTCGACTCAACCTTGAACTCAAGGACTCGGTCAGCCATAAGCAGAGGAAACGATGTGTCGATACTACCTGCTGCTTGACTTAACGGGTCGATTTGTGCTTCTGTACTCATTTGTTTTGTTTGTGTTTTGTTTGTGTTTTGTCTAGACTCACACCAACCTAGGTGTGAAATTGGTGGCCTCAACAGGACTCGAACCTGTACGCACTAGAGCGGCTATCCTTTAAGTGCACCCATATACCACAACACAGCAGGTTGCGTCTACATTCCGCCATGAGGCCCTTGTGTTCAAAACGAAAAGGCGTGAATTCGTTCGCCTAAGATTTTAGAATACTCCTGCATGACTAAATGCTGGCGACTTAGTCGGTCTCTCTCGATAGTGGGTAAGTGTCGCCACTTGTCGCTAGCCATGAAGGTGCTTAGTCGAGCGATTTTAAGGTCTAAGTCGGCTTTTTCTTCAATGACCCGTAGTTGGTAAGATTCCATTTTAGGTTTTGCTTTGTTCTTCTGAGCTTGTTCTCGAATTTGCTGTGCGTACTCACTGCCTATTAGGCCGCTAGGAAAGCTCATGATTTCGTTTAGTCGTTCCTCTAGGTCTGGGCACTCGCACCTAGCTAGGTCCCTATTGCATTTTATACAGTGCATAAGTTATTGACCGGATAAGGCGTCCGGCTTATCATCACCCCAAGGTGAGGCATCGACAGTTTCAAGCATTAGTTGAGTGTGCAACATTGTGCACAGGTTGGCGAGTTCCTCTTGGCTGTAGTTCTGGAAGTGCAATAGGTATTGCCGCGTGATTAAGTCCGTAAGGGCTTCGCGGTCTTTCCAACCTCCAGCCTTCAGCACTGGCTTAATCGCATTACGGACAAAGATTGTCGTTTGCTGCGCCTTGGCGACAAGGGCGTCCATCGGATTATGGCGCTCCTTAGGTGCGAACTTAAGCTGCTTAGACGCAGCGTCAACTATGCGGTTATGTTCTTCTTTGTTCACTTTAGTATGCTATCTAGTTTCTGTTTCTTTATAAATTCTCTGGCATGTTCGGTCAGGTCCACTGACTGCAAACCCTTACCATCTGGTCCAGGTATCGAGGTTACGACACTACGTACAAATTCTGCAACCTTTGCCTCCCACTCAGTAGGAGCTTGAGCTGCCTTTACGTGGCTCAACATTGCGATACCTTCGTCGTTGTCAATTATTAAGTGTAATACTAGCATAATAGTTATAGTGTTATGTATTTAAGTAAAGCTTCTGCACCGTTCGTTACATCGACCTCGTCTGGACAATTAGGAAAGCTGCACTTGAGGTCGGAAATAGTAGTGCGTTTTGTTACGACATAGTACTTATATTGGCCAGCGGCAGCTTTACGGCATTCAACTCGCCACATGTCAGTGAAGAAGCCGCCGAAGTAGTCAGTGATGCCTCCTTGGAACGCTGGCTCTAGTCTTACGACGCGCTCCTTCATTATCTGAGTAGGGTCGGACTCGGTCACTATCCGCTCATGACACATGCAGATTGTGTGCTTGCCAGTGCCTTGAAGCTTAGTTATTAGTAACTGATAGGCTTTGGACTTGAAAGGAATCCAGTCTCGTGCCTCCATTTCGAAGGGGTTTTTCGTCTTGTTCTGTAACGACAAGACATTGCGGATGATGAACTCGTTGACGTGAGTCAGGCCGTCGACGGCGATTATCTTGCTGTCGGGGTCCTTGCCAGCAGCGACGATTTCGTCGACAAGCCGGTTATAGCACTCGTGAATAGGGACCGGCACGCCCTTATCATCATAACGAATCGGGTGATAGGTATAGACAAGGTCTTTCTTACGGCTCCGCACGAGTCGCTCAGGCCCGTCTAGGTTACCATCGCAGTCCATGAAACATATTCCCGGCATCTGCATGGCGAGTGTAGTCTTGCCACCGCCAGGAGGTCCGATAAGGAGTATAGATAGAGGTCCGGTACGTTTAGGTTGATCTGGTGTTGATTTCATCTACGTGTTTAGTTGGCACTAATTTAGTTGTGGCTGGTACGTCTTCTTCGGTTAAGTTTAGATGCTTAAGTAAGCGACTATGACGTTCTATTTGACGGTAAAGTCGATTTCTTAGCTCGTCAATTTCCTCTCTCAGGTTCTTGATTAAGAACCTAGCTTCGGTGTCTTTCATAAGGTTAGGGGTCTAGACTTGCCCACTCAATAGAGCGGGACATTAAGTCGGGATTCCAAAGCAAGAGGTTAAGGACTAGAACTCTTAAGCACTTAGGGCAGAAAGTAGCTACCTCTTCACCGAAAGTAGTCTTTCGCCTTATAGTGAGTAAGATATCAGTTGAGCCGCAACGGGTGCATTTCATAATGAACCGATAAAAGGTAATACTTTACAAACAAAGCCACACGCGCCCTTATGACCTCCGCCGCCGTACTTCTTGGCGATTTCTCGACAGAAGATGCCGTCGAAGTCAGCGCGATGATAGATTACAGTTTTAGGCATAGTTATTTAGGGTTGATATCCAAGCATTATCAGTAAAGCGTCGAGTTGCTGCATTGCGTTAGCATTGAGTAGGTCCACATCTGAGACTATCGGTTCGCCGACCTTATTCTTCGGACAGTCTAGCGATACGATTTTACGGAGAGCATTGACGTACTTGACTCGCATCTCTCGGTTTGACCTATCCATTAGTCCGAGGTTCAACTTCGCCCAGTAAAGGGCTTTGTAGTCATCTGGGTAGTCAGGAACGTTCATAAGGTCATTGAATGGACCAACCTCACCAACTAGGGTGTTAAAAGGACCGGTCCCCCTTATGTTGCGGTAGTTAAGGGCAGTCGCCAAGGCCTTTCTCTTTTCATCACGGGTCATTTGTGGTCGTCGTAGAGTTCTTCTTCGATGTCATAGACAGTGTCCTCTAAACGAGAGGGGCGCTGTTGTATTAAATGAATGGCTATGCTAACTAAGCAGAAGTTTAGACATAGGATGCCGATAGCTATAGCTGTCATGAATGTTGCTCCTTCCACTCTTTTTCGTGCTTGTGTAAAAAGGCTGGCGAATGTTCGCTACATTCCTCTAACCAGATCCCGCCACGGTAGTTCAGTTGGCCCTTGTATATTCGCTCCAGCTTGTCTGGACTTACAGGACTGTTCGAGCAGTGAGATGTTAAGGCTCCTTCGAGTAGGCCACATTTGCTACAGACGAAACAGCAACAGAACAAGCATGAGCCGCACTTTTCTATGCAGCCGTCCTTAGGTATGTGGCTTGCTCTGTGGCAAGCGATAGCGATATGTTCTTGTTCTAGTTCGCTCATACAGTAGCCTTTGGTTGGGTAGGTGATTGTAAGGGGGTCCAGACGTTCTCTGTAAAGCGACCACTGTTAAGCATCACGCCTCGGTCCTCAGAGGCGAGTGAGCATACGTCGTAGTAAGGACAGCGACCGAAGTTGGTGCACTGAGTGGTCTTCATTGGAAAGTAGCCAGCTTGATAGTTCTTGAAGAACTGATTGACTAGGGCAATCGTGTTCTGCTCCCATTCTTCTAGTTCGTTAGGCTGTAAGTGATAACGTTCGCGCTGGAGTGATTCGTTCCACCATGTCTCAGGGCTTTGGTTCTTACCTTTGCTTGAGGTGCGACCTTCAGTTACGTAAAGCGGAGGCTGCTTAGTCCTGATAGCATTGACAACGTAGCCAGCGACTTGCTTGCCGGTGGCCTTTTGCATTGCCCAACAGTAGCCTTTAGGTTGGCTGGACATTTTCATTCGCTCGAAGAACTGAGCACCTAGCATCGAGGTGGTCTTGTGGTCCATGACATAGAGTTGGCCGTCGAGGACTACCGGCAGGTCGATTCGGCCAGTGTAGATAATGGGGATTACTACATCTTTATCATCTAGACGTCCTTTCCATGTAAATAGCGGAACACTAAAGGAGAGTTCGACCATTGGCTTGTTAGTATCGGGGTCACCGAGCAAGGCGAACTCCTCGATTTCGTATTTCTCGTTGTGCTTGCGGATGACTGTGTCTGCCCAGTTAAGGTTGCGGAAGTCATCGGCTGGCACGGGATGCTCGTCAAAGAACGAGGTTAGGATCTTGGCTACCTCAGCGTAGTAAGTATCAGGTAGGAACTCGGTGCCGTACTTGCGGTACCGATGTTCAAGGGCCAAGTGGATAGCTGAGCCGAAGTTTAGGGCTGCTTTTTCGCCCGACTCAATACGGCGATGCAGCGCTTTGTACTCTAAGTAGCGGTCACAGGTCTGCATTGATTCGAGCCAGCCTGAGTTGTCCATGAATAGGACGCCGTCAATTAAAGGTAAGGGAGGTAAGGTCATTAGGCTGGTTGGACAAGACGAGATTCTATCCATTTGACAAGACATTCCTTGGAGCAGAAGTCTAGGTCTTTGGATGTAAAGCTACGACTCATTCCGGGGTCGAAGTAAATGTAGCCATCTATATTAATAGACATCCAACCTTTAGGGATGGGTGGTCCTGAGCCTTTCTCACAGACGTCACATTTTCTATGGAAGACTTTACTCATATCGGTGTTATATTTTCTAGTTCTTGTAAGGCGGCAAGTGCTTGCTGACAACGCCTCTTGGCGAGTTGCACCCTATAGCGAAGACAGACTTGAGTTAAAGCCTTTGTACTATCTAGGGCGTTGTCGAGGTGGAAGACAGCGTCTAAGTACAATCTCTCTTGCGCAACAGTCATGACTCGCTGAGCGGCGACCTGCGTTGCCGTGGGGATGTCACATTGGCAAATCGTAGTGTCGAGAACAGTGACTTCTACACCGGAGACGACTCGCTTGCCGCACTTTTCACATAGGACGTTGGACATAGGCTTAGAAGAATTCACTCAACTCGTTCAGCGCCTTGGCTACTTTCTCCTCCTTCTCGGTCTCCGCTCTCTGAGCTACTCGGCTGTTGAACGTTTGATGACTGGCTCGGTCCTGTTGAATCCTGACGACCCAATCGCGGAGTTCGTCGTCCGACATTTCGTTTAGCGGTCTTGGGCATAGTCCTTCGAGTGGCACTTCGAGGTCCACCTTCTGCGACGTGGCCGGTTGCGGCTTGTCGCTCTGACCATTGGGCTGCTTCGTTGCTAAGTCGTTCGTATTCGTCATTACCGATGAGTCGGCTGTTGGCGACAAGGAGTTCGAATTCTTCGACTCGGGTGTAATCTGTGATGTTTCGTTCGCGGAGTTCATTGCATAGTTTTTGCCAGAGGAGACCTAGGACACCGGTAATGGTGCCTGAGGTTGGCCGGATTTGTTTGATTAAGTAATAGTCACCCTTAGCGACATCGGTTGTGACTCGGGATACATCTTGCATCCCTTCGTACGGATTTTTGAATTGTTCAGACATAAGTTACTGCCACGCTTTGAAGTTAGCCAGTAAATACGCGAGGCCGATAGTTACTGCGAGTGTTATAAAGAGGAAAGTGGTCATCTTAGCCTTAGCTTATAGTGTTGTTCAGTTACTGAGCAAGACTTAATTCTTATGAGCTACGGCTTGAGGTGCGACCTTACCGCATTGCTCAAGAACAGTGGCTAGCGACTCACGTGTCATGTTGCCGATGCAGAAGGTTAAGCCATCGACCTCAGGTATGACTACAAGGAATGGTCGATTGCTACCAAGTTTAGCCATAACAAGTTCGTAGATCTCGTGGTTAAGCTCGGTGCTTACCGGCGGAGGTTCAGGCCTCGGTGTCTCGTTGGCAAGTTTCATATTAAGGTGCCGGGGTTGTAGTGGTCGGTGGCGGACACTCATGGGCCTCAGTCGGTGGTAGGTCAGCTAGGCGACCTATGTCGCGCATAAAGCGAGTCAAGCCCTTTTCTGATAGGTTGCCAACACAGAAAGAGACACCGAAACCAGTCTCTTCGCCTTCGGGTATGGCGACTAGGAATGGTCGAGGTCCGATTATTTTCTGGACCGCGTCGTATATTTCTCGGTTTACTTGGTTGGAGATTTTAGGTGGGTATTTAAATGGTTCTGACATATAGTTTTTAGGTTATCTCGCCACAGTCCTTGGCGTTAACAAGCCAAAGCTGGTCTGTACAGTCAAGGCATTGGGCGAAGTGGTTTTTCTTGTCTGGTGTAAACGGTATAATTACTCGATCATGTGGCTTAAGTTCCTTACATAAGGAGCAACGAAATGGTGCTCCATCGCTTGGCATACGGAGGTAACTTGGTGCTTCTTTTTGTGCTTCAGCTCTAGTCATAAGGTAAAGAGATGCTCAGCGGTGTTAATGACAGAGAAGGACACGCATGCCTTCGTTGGTTGATAGGCTCTCCCTACCACTCTATGCCGCCGAGCGTAAAATTTAGGTGCCACCGAGGTCTATGAGTTTCAGTCAAAGGACTTCGATGGCTGACGAGCCGTCAAGCTCGGAGGTTTTTGTATATGCTAAGGTTGACGCCATAAGCATTTTTGCACCTCTAAGTTAGGGCTACTCGGCGGCCATTTCAGCAAGGCGTTGAGCGTCCTGCCAATCTGACAGCTCTTTGACGAGCCATCCGAGTGCTTCGGCATCCTTGTCGCTGACCTTGATGGTCTTTGTAGTGCCGTCCGCGGCTGTGTAAGTGCCCTCGTAGGTCTTGGTCATGTCGCCAGTAGCGGTAAAGGTCTTGCCAATGTTGCTCAACTTGGTTGAGACGAAGTTGCCCAAGTTTGGACCTGCCAAGATCCTGGCGGCGGTCAGCTTGTACTTCTGTGCGAGCTTCTTTGGACCTGCGGGCTTACGCTCGGTGGCGGATGCGTCGAAGACGATTTGAGCAGCGACTTCGTCAGCCAAGGCCTGAAATGATTCAGGTGTGCGATTGGTCGTTGCACAGACTCGGTCGAAGTAGTCGCCTTCGCTTTCGCTGTACTTCGTGACTGCTTCACCGTCCTTGACAACAGGCTTGCCGTCTTTGCCCTTCACAGGTTCAGTTAGGCGCTCAACTCCGGTGAGCTGTTCAACGCCTTTAATCTCGGTTACTGCGGGCTTACCGTCAGCGGCAGGTTCTTCTTTCCGACCATGTAAGAAGGTATCGCGGAACTCGGCGAGTGCGCCCCGATATACAACGTTATTGATGCCTTCGTTGAGACATGCGCCTTCTTTCTTGGCGTTCGCGTCGAACTCTTGTACTGTTTCTGGGACGAGTAGGGCGACGTTTAAGCCTAGGCTTTTGTAGTTACGTGGTTTCATTTGACTTTACTTTGTTTGCCAAGTGTTAGGGTTAAAGGCTACTTGGCGGAGCCGTCGGACGAAGTCGGGTCATCCGGTCCCGTTTTCGGTTCTGCACCGAGAAAGTCATAGGCCTTTGTCGTTAAGGATCGAGATAGCGTTCATGTACTCTTCGATAAGGCTAGCTAACGAGCGATTAGGGGGCACTTGGCGACCGGTAGCAGCTTCGTACTTAGTATAGAAGACTTTCCGTGCGCTCTCGGTCATCTTGTCGGCGGTCTCTTGATAGAGATTACGAGTTGCCTTGCTTGCTTTAGTTTTGGGTTCCTTAGGCTGTTGGCTCTTGAGGGTTAAGGGTGCCCCTCGACGTTCCCACTTAAGGTTGTCGCGATGCCCGAGAAATGGCCGACCATCGGGCAGTTCGAGCCAAACGTCAATGCCGTTGGTTATGCGGGGAATTCCTCGGGTTGTGCCTTCGAGAGCGTGCAAGGTCGCTACTCGGTTCTCTGGATTCAGCCACCAGTAAAAGACGCCATCACGTAGGACTAGCTTGTGTTTATGTGCCCAGTCGATGCAGAGCTGATCGGACTGAAAGCGAGAGAGGTCGGCTAGGAGGTCGCGACGTTGTGCTTCACGGTTGCCGCTTGGCCCTGCTTTGCCTGAGTGGACAAGCTCGTTGGCACGTGCTGCGTAGGCTGAGAGCCAACGAGCAAAGTCAGATGCGTCGCAAGGATGGTCGAGTAGGGCTCGAACCTTGAACTTAATGTCGAGCAAGGGGTCAGTCATAGGATGTCTGAAACTGGTACGACGGTTGTAATGTTCGAGGCTTCGACGCCAGCTTCATAATAGGTCTTGATAATCTGTGCAGCGAAAGGGTCGATCTTGGCGACCCTATTGACTATTTCATTTATGTGATCACGAAGCTCGGCTCGACTGCTAGTCATGAGCATTAGTACTATCTTGCCGATAGGACCGAGCTTTTCTAGGCGGTCGAATAGGTAGTCGACGACCTCTGCGTCGGTTAAGGTGAAGGTCCATTCGGCAAGGTTCTTGCCATCTTCTGTGCGTGTAGTTTTTACTGTCATAGGTTTAGTTTAGTTTTACTTTGGTTTAGGTTTTATTTAGGAGTCTTGCTCAGTTACTGAGCATTACTAATTAAAATTGCTTATTGTGATATTATTGTCCTTTGCGTAGTTCTTGGCCTCTAGCGTAGAATCGAACGGTCCGATGTCACGAGAGCATATTGCATTATCAGGTACAAGAAACCAGTCGCTTTCGGTCGAAGCGGAATTTTCACGTATTACTAGACTATAGGTCGGATTCGCACCGTGCTTGTCACCTTGTAAGGCTGCTTGTTCGCGTTCTAGCATTAAGGTGAGGTGATCACAGAACTGTGCGGAGTTCTTTCGTAATTTGTCCTTAAGCACGGGGTTCTCGATGCTCTCTAGTAAGTTAGAAATGATAATGCTAGCACCGTGCGTGCCGTACATTGCAAGGAATTGCTTAGTGCTCATTTTATTCGTTGCACAGCGACGATGTCGCGTGTTAGCTCTACATTGCTGTAGGTAGTTGTAGCTCAAAACCCGATAAGTTGGACCTTTTCTATAGCCTCCGCTATAGTGCTTGCTTTGATGTCGAAGCTCTCAGCATCTACATAGGTGTGAATATCGACAAACGCGCCGACTGTGATGTATTAGCGTTTCATATTATTTTTAAATCGACCGACTTGGATAGGTCGCCGACCAGCTTTTGTAGCTCACAATAGGCGCAATGTGCTGCAACGTCGTCGGTGCAATAACATTCACCTTCGCTTAACATGCGCTTTAACAAGGGTGTAAGGCGTTGCTACTTTGCGTGCAGGTCTTGGATGATAGAGCAAAGGTCGTTGACTAAAGGCTGGTCACCAGAGTGAAAAGCGATGACATGTGACCTAAGAACGAGCTGTAGAAGGTTAGGCTTTGTCATTGCGGCTCACCTCCACCGAATGGTATTTGCGCCTCGTCCAGCTTGGCGGCCAACTCGATGATGATTTGGCTCATTGTAGTTACTAGGTCTTGGTCAAGCACGTGTAATGAGATGATAGGTTGCTGGCAATGCTTGCGTGACAGCACTGCGTTGAGGATGCGTATTTGTTCTTTAGTCATAGGATTCAGTCATGAAGCCTTGCTCTGCTTGGCGAGCCTTCCGAGGCGCGGACCTGAGATTTAAATAGTAGAGCATGCTCTAAGGGGATCATAGCAGAAGGCCGGGAGCTTGGCAAGGGCCTACGTAGCGATTTATATGGATTTAAATGAGGCTTCCGGGGCTGCTTGGCATGGAGATTGCTTAGAGCCGCTTGGCATGGGATCTGCTAGGCCGGGCATGGGTAGTTTAGCCTATTGACTTTAGCTATAAAGATCGATATGATAAGTGCACTTATGAATAATCAAGAAAAGTTTAATTGTGACATTCAACCGTATCGAGGTGGCGAAGTTAAGACTTTGCCAAGGTACGATCTCCAGGAGCGTGCCTTTAGAAAGTATGAGGCAGCGATAGCTGAGGCGTGCAAAGGGTCGGTTGTTATAACACCACCGATTAAGATGAGTGCGTATAGTTATATGGTAAGATTTAGAGATGCGTGCTTGGGTTATAGACGGTACGGATATAAGAGTGACATGATACCGCCGGGGTATGACCTTACGATGTTGAAACCTGAGGTGTGTGCTGATGGTAAGGTGTTGATAAGGAATCTCCGGGTGGCCGACGCTATTCAGTCATGGGAAGGTATGCGCCTTGGCGATGAGCGTACGATTAAGTTCTTAGAGTTGGCGAGTAAGATCGATAAGGTTAGACAGTGCTTCGGTGTGCCGTTTGGCGATTACCTTATTTATTGTGATAGTAATGAGATTGCAGTAGCGGAGGCGAGTAAGTTGCAGGATAAGTATTATGTGATACGTATTGATCCGCCAAAAGGAAGTGAACCCTATATTACGGTTAAGATTGAGTCAGATAGTGAGTATTTAAGGGACGTTGAATCGCTGTGAGAGTCTTGTTCAGAAACTGAGCAAGACTGCAAGGGCTAAGCTGCTTGGCGGTGAGGTGAATTATTGCTATCTGGCGATCGTGATATGTGCTATGTGCTAGCTACGTGCTATCTAGCGTTAGATCTCATAAATGCAAAACCACGCTATAAAGGCTCCCAAGGCCCCGGGGGGAGTAGTAGTTATAGTATTTTTTTTTTTTTTTTTTTTTATAACTATACACCCTTAGGCCCCTCGGGGGGCATTTATAGCTAGGTTTTTCTATTATGAGATCGATAGATAGATAGATAGCACGCTAGAATTTAGCATATAGCTATTATAGGTACTACGCTTCGACTAATCTTTAACAGAAGTCTTGAGTTAAGATTAGGCTCTACTAAGGCACGACTCATTCAGATAAAAAGTAAGGCCTAAAAAGACCTCCGCCAGGAAGGTCGCTGGCGGAAGTAATTAGGTGCTACTCTGCTAATTTCGCGAGACCTTCTTTGATAACTGCAAGCTCGTGGCTCACCGCATTCGCTAAGGCGTCAGCCTCTTTAGCGAGGAACCCATGAGACGTGGCCCATTGGCGAAGTGCAGAGTGATTGCCAAGGCGAGCAATGACGCGCGTAAAGGTCTCAGCATCAACCTTGCCAGCTTGCAAAAGCTCAGTGGCGCAAGTCGTGGCAGCCTTAGCCTCTGTAGCGCCGAAACCTTTCGGCTCGTCCTTGAGAGCACGCGCTAAGCATTTCGCCAAGGCGTCCGTTTCTGTAAGTTGCTTGTTATTAGCCATATTTAGTCATGGCTAAAGACCTCGCTTGGCCGGAGAATCCCGGAGGTGTCGCAAGCTCAATCTCTAGCATGCCCAACTATGGCATAAGGCCTGAGGTGATGCAAGAGAAAATGTAAGATTTAAGAGGGCCTTATGGCGGTCATAAGCTGGCCTAATGATTAGTTACTAAAGACAAGGTCATTTAGCTACTAAATGTTCAGCTACTAAAGGTTTAGTAACTTAACATATCCGCCCGGCACCCCCCACAAAAAGTCCTTTCGAGTCGAGGCTAGCCCACCGTACCTACCGGACTAAAATTTCAACATTCGCCTATAGTCTTGCGGCCTAGCGGCCTCTTTAGTCTTGCTCAGGCGCTTCGCGCGTCTTGCTCAGTTACTGAACGAGACCTACAGCAATACCTTGCGTAGCAAAGCGAAATTAGGGCCTACGCCTCTTTATAGGTACTTTATCCTAGTAGCTTTCCCTTGCTAGGTGGGCTAAGCTATTAAGTATGGTTCACAACGTAGATCAAGAGGGCCGAATTTCGAGGCGCGTTGCGCCCGAACTTGACCACACCTCACCTTACGGACCACGTGTTACTGAGCTAATGCTTGCTCAGCCAATGAACGGCCTACGGCCTTTTACCTTTACAGTCCTAAGCCACGTCCACCGCCAAGGCGACCTCAGCCCGAGCACTAAGCCAAGCGAATAGTCATGCGACCACTTCACCTTATCCTCGCTTGGTTACAAAGCCACAAAGCTCGTCGCCAAGCCTTACGTCGCTTGGCAACCGAGGCCAAGATTCGAGAGTTAAGGGTAGGCATACGTCATCGTTTAACTTAACGTTATGAAAAAGATTCCAGTCACGTTTCTTGAGGAATTAGAAGCAGAGTTTTGTTCAGTAACTGAGCAGCACTCGCCGAGCGGATGCGAGGAATCAGTCAAGCTGGGCGAGGAATCAGTAGATCTCGGTCAAGCGTCGAAACGTCACATTGCGGAGCAGTTCGAGCTACCCTTACCTCCGGCGCTGGTGAGCGCCCGTTGCGGCGTTACCTTGGGAACCTTAGTCGTACCTCTTAGCTCTATCCCTACCGTCAGCGAACCCGTACCCCTTAAGAACCGAAAGCCGCCATTTTATCATGTGCAGAAAGAGGCTCCAGCGCACAGAGCAATGTTGCACCTTGCAGCCAAGGGCTACAGCGTTAAGGAAATCGCCGACAAGCTTGACCGCTCGCCAGTGAATGTTAACAATATTCTGCGACAGCCAATGCTTCAACAAGATCTAGTCAAGGAGATTAGGCGCGTCCAAGGCGAGGACGAGGAAGTTGTGGAGGTAATTAAGCAGAATGTTGTGGTGGCGGTCAAGACTCTTGCCTCGATTATTAAGGACGAGAAAGCGCGTGGCTCGGACAGAATAGCGGCAGCCAACGCGCTCTTAGAAAGGCGTTATGGAAAAGCAAACCAGCCTATTAACCGGGGCACTGATGTTGATCTTAATAAGCTTAGCGATAGTGAGCTGGCGAAGATGCTCCCGGCGACCGAAAGCACAGGGACGGCCTAGCCCGCGTTGCTTGGAATCATTTAGGCTTTAATGTCACCTACACTAACTCAACTGACTAGGCACGCTGCCGCCAAGCAGCAAAAGGACTCGCCACAAGCCGCATCTCAATCAGTCAGCGACCGCCCTTGGCTTTGTCCTAGGACGTTGCAATATGCGGCGGACGAGGTTGCCAAGCTCGCTGCGCATCTGCGTAATAGCCGACAGAAGCTCATTGGCAACCCAGACCTCGGCTCTTATGAACAGAGTGTAGGGTGCGACATAGCAGAGAAAATGCTACGTGAAGAGGCGATCATGGCACTAAAGCTAATGGAGGTTCAAGCCAATGCGCGATCCGAGTGAGGACCTTGCCGCACCTCGCCATTATAAAGAGTATCGAAGGAATGCGATTGTCTGTGCACTGATTGAGGCTCAGACAGTTCAAGGTGCCGCAAGGCTGTTAGGGGTCAGTCGGAGTCTTGTTAATTACTCAATCACTCGCATGGGTATCAAGAGTGCCGAGTGGAAAGGTCAAGCCTTTGATAAGTTAGAGAAGTTCCTCTCAGTTGACATGCAGAATGGCGAGTACGGCATAGTAACACATGACCTTAGTGGCAAGTGCGAGTTCAAGTTAGTATTTAAGTGTCGAAGCGCTAAGCAAGTAAAGCAGACTATAGTCAAGCTTAACCAATGAGTCAGTCGCCAGCACAAATCCTGTTGCAAAGACGAGAGATTCGCCGGAGTTTCTTGGCATGGTGCGTGGCCGCCCTTGCCTTCAAACAGGAGACTCCGGCTTTACATCACCGCCTTATTATTGATGTCTTGGAGAAGGTGACGCGCGGCGAGGTTAAGAACGTCATGTTCCTAATGCCACCCGGGGCCGCCAAGTCGACTTATACCTCAGTACTTTTTCCGCCTTGGTACCTTTGCCAGCATCCTCAGAACCTTATCCTTGCTTGTAGCTACAGCTATAGCCTTATCGAAGGTTTCGGTCGTCAGTGCAGAGACCTGATTGACTTGCACAAGAACGAGCTTGGCTATGAGCTGTCAAAGAGTGCCGCAGCTGCTGGTGACTGGCGAATTAGTAAGGGTGGTGGCTATTTCTGTGCGGGCGTAGGCTCAGGTATAGCGGGTCATAGAGCGGACCTTGGCTTTATTGACGACTACTTGGGTAGCCAACAAGACGCTGATTCAGCCACTATTCGGCAGAGCCAATATAATTGGTATAGGAATGACTTCTGGCCACGCCTTAAGCCGAATGCCGCGCAAGTCATTATCGCTAACCGTCGCCATGAGGATGACCTTGTGGGTCGGCTATTGGCAGAGGAACCAGATAAGTGGCTGCTTATTAGGTTGCCAATGATTGCCGAGGATAAAGACCCGCTAGGTCGTAGGCCGGGCGAACGCCTTTGGCCGGAATGGTTCACAGATGAGATGGTCGCCGTGGCGAAGAAGGTGCCAAGGACTTGGGCAGGTCTTTATCAGCAACGCCCAGCGCCTGAAGAGGGTAATTATTTCAAGAAGGACTGGATTGTGACTTATAGCTTAGCGGACTTAGCCGCCGTTGAGCGCACAGGCCTTCGGAAGTATGTGGGGGCTGACTATGCTGTCCGAAAGGACGCGGAGAATGACGAATTTTGTTTCCTCCCTGTCGGTGTCGACGCTAGTGACCGGATATGGGTATTGCCTGACTGGTATTGGCAAAGGGCTGATACTGGCGAAGCGGTGAATGCACAGATAGAGATGGGGCGAAAGCACAGTCCGATTTGCTGGTGGGCAGGGAGGGAGAATATCACAGGTGCCATCGAGCCGTTCCTTTTTAAACGAATGAGAGAGGAACAGGTTTACATTCCGGTCGTTGAGTTGAGTGAGAGCAAGGACAAGCAAGCTAAGGCACAGAGCATTAAGGGCCGAATGTCACAGAAAATGGTGCTATTCCCTAGGTTTGCACCGGACTGGGAGAAAGCACTTAACCAGTTGCTGACCTTCCCCGCTGGCACGCACGATGACTTTGTCGATGCGTTGTCAAAGATAGGGCAAGGCTTAGGTATTTTAATGCCACATCGTCCCGCCACGCCGGACCCTGATGGGCCACTAAATGCTTGGCAGCGGATGACGTTAGGTTGGGTGAAGCAGTCGGACCGTAGAGAACGACATTTTAAAGAACTTGCTTTATTGGACAAGTAATATGGCTATTACGCTACTAAATAGTCCCGCCAACGCGATTAATAATGCGACACTTGGTCAGCCGACGGTCATGACCCCAAGGTCGGACGTGCCTGAAGGTCCTGAGACGAACGAGGTCTTGGCGGCTAGAGCACAGGTTAAGCACTGGCAGAGCGAAATTAAGAAGGACAAAGCGTGGTGGAAGAATGATTTTGACCGGATGCGACGCAATATGGATTTTGTGTCGAGCCTTCAGTGGAAAGGTCAGAACAAGATAGAGGAAGAGAATTACATCGCGAATTGGACCTTGCAGCGTATTAATCAAAAGGTCGCTACGCTTTACGCTCGCAATCCTCGGACGGTCGTTTCTAGGCGCAAGAAGCTGAACTTCTCGGTTTGGGATGGTAAGATGGAGACCATTCAGCAAGCGGTAGGGGCTGCAATGATGGGTATGCAGCAGATGGGCGCGCCACCGCCAGCAGCCCTTGAGCTGATGAACGATTTTCAGCGCGGTCGCCAATACGAGACCTTGATGGATAACGTTGGTAAGACTCTTGAGATTCTATATCAGTATCAACAAGACTCCCAAGAGCCGGACTTCAAGGTTCAAGCTAAGCAGTTCGTTCGCCGAGTTAGCGTTTGTGGCGTTGGCTATATCAAGGTCTTGTTTGTGCGGGAAGATGAAAGTCAACTGACTTATAGCGACCGCCGACAGGTGCCTTTAGATAGGTTAAAGATGGCACAAGAGATTTTGCAACAGATTGTCGACGGCAAGGTGGAAGAGACCGATGCCGAGATGCAGAGACTGCAAGAGTTGCTTAACTCTAGTCAGACCTCGCTTGATGACCATGAGAACACCGAGGTCAAGGAGCGTCTTGTGTTCGACTTCCCGCCAGCGACCGCCATCATTCCCGACCGTCGAACACGGATTCTGAAGGGATTTGTGGGGGCTCAGTACATTACTGAGGAGTTCATCTATTCGTTGGACGACGTTAATGCTAAGTATGGCACGAACATTACCGCTGGCGGAGAGCTTAAAGAGTACAACGCAGATGGAACCGAGAGCGAAGTGCCAGTTAAGGTTGATGAGGACTCGGCTGAGTCGCCACTGGTTTGTCTCTGGCAGGTCTATAACCTTAAGGACAAGTCGACGTTTATTATCTGTGATGGTTGGAAAGACTATGTTCAAGCTCCCGAGGTGATGACCCCGGCACCTAAGTCCTTTTGGACGATCTTTCCGCTGACTTTTAACGACGTTGAGACTGAGCCCGGTTGCAAGAACAAGATCTTTCCGCCCTCGGATGTTGACCTAATGCGGCCTATCCAGCAGGAGTGGAATAGAACGAGGCAAGCCTTGCGTGAGCAGCGAAAGGCCAATGCGCCGAAGTACATGACGCCCAAAGGCATGTTGTCGGAAAAGGACAAGGACGCGATTGAGATGGCGCGTGATAATCAGGTGATTGAACTTGAGAACTTGCCGCCAGGCACAGATCCCGGCAAAGTCGTGGTTCCCTTACAGGTGGCCAAGATTGATCCAGAGGTCTATGACACAAGGCCGTTGGAAGAGGATGCGATGCTTGTGACCGCCATGCAGGAGGCAAACATAGGTGCAGCTCAGCCGAATGTGACGGCGACTGTCGGTTCTATTGCAGAGCAGAGTCGCCAGACAATTAGCTCCTCGAATGTCGATGACCTTGATGACTGCTTGTCCGCCGTAGCGAGATGTGGTGGGGAACTATTGCTGATGGAGATGAGTGCCACGACAGTGCAGCGAATTGTAGGAATTGGCGCTGTTTGGCCGACGGCTAGTCGGGCGGACTTCCTTAACGAGATTTCGTTGGAGATTGAATCGGCGTCTAGCGGACGGCCTAATAAGGCATTAGAGCTTGCTAACTTTGAGAAGGTTGGGCCATTTTTGTTGCAGTTCGGGGCGAATCCGATGGCTGTCATTAGGGAGCTGCTTAAGAGACTTGATGATAAGCTGGACCCGGCGGACTTCTATCCTGTGGGTCTAGGGCCAATGCAGCCTCAGCAGCCACAAGAAGGAGAGCCTCAGCAACTTGAACAAGGGCCACAAGGTCCACCACCGGGACCGCCATTTCATCGTCCTAGTCCTCAGCACCCGGTTCCGGTTAACGATGAAGGACAAGGACAAATGTATCCGCCGCCAGTAGCGGCTTAAAAAGTTATGCCACCGGAAAATGAAAATTTAGACGTAAGGAATGCGACCGAGTCGTCAACGGTCGACAGCACCAGCGCTGATGAGTCTGGAGGCGATAATCAGTCAGCCTCGCCAACTGACCAAGCAGCCCGCACGCAGAGCGATACTGCCGATAAGACCACGATGTCGGATGTCATTAAAGAGGCGTTCGATACGGCGATCAAGGCTTCGGAATCGCAGACCGAAGGTGAAGAGGCTGAGGCGGATAGTGATGCTCAGAAACTGAACAAGACTGAGGAAGAGGCCGCCAACGACAAGTCAAAAGTGGAGGACCAAACGGAAGAGGTCACCACCGAGGATAAGGACAAAGGTAAGGACGAGGAAAAAGGTCCTGTACCGTTAGAAAGGTTTCAAGAAGTAGTCAAGGCAAGGCAGCAAGTTGAGCAAGAGCTTAACACGCTTAAGCCTGCTGCTGAACAGCACCAAAAGATTGTTGAGTATTGCGAACAGGCGCATATTACACCACAGCAATTTCAGCAAATGCTTGAGGTGCAAGCACTGCTTAATACTAATCCCGCTGAGGCGCTCAAGCGACTGTTACCCATTGTGGAGCAGCTACAGGGAGCGACGAATGGCAAGTTGCCAGATGACCTACAGCGCGAAGTGGATAGCGGTGATTTACCGTTGGCAAGGGCGAAAGAGATCGCACAGCTAAGGGTGATGTCGCAGCATGGTGAAAAGGTTACAAAGATGACGGCTGCTCAGCGGCAAGCGGAACAACAGCGGGCTGAAGCTCGTAGGTTTCAGGAGACGCTGATGGCTGCGTCAGACCAGTGGGAGACCACTAAGCGTGCTAAGGACCCAGACTACAAGCCACGGGCTAAGCCTACTGATCCGATGGGTAAGTGGGAGATGACCGAGGCGCTGTTCTTGAAGAAACTGCATTCGAGGGACGAGCGAGGTCAGTATGTGAACCTGATTAAAGGTCCACAAGATATTGTGACTTTGCTAGACCAAGCCTATAGTGAGGCAAGTGCGACCTTTGCGGCACAGAGACCGAAACCTAAGTCCAAGCCGGTTCTTACTCGAAATGGTTCTTCCTCAAAACAGCCGAAGTCGTTCGCCGAGGCCAAGTCACTCAAAGAAGTGGTCGACATGGTCGTCGCTGGACAGAGCTAAGGCTTAGAACTTTAAATAACAATGGCAACATTAGGACTTACAGTAGCAAACGATATTGCAAGTGCGGCCCTTATATTTTATGTGCGGGGCAAAGCACTTAGCCAGACGACTCAAGACAAGCCCTTACTGAAGTGGCTTCGAGATGGACAGAAAACGTTCCCTTCTGGCAATTTACAGATCAGCGAGCCTATTCAGGCTGTCTTTATGTCGGACACCGCCGGGTTCCTTCAAGGCTATCAGGAAGATGACAGCCTTAACTTCGGTCAAGCGCAGAACATTCTACGAGCGGTCTTCAACTGGAAGGAAGTCGCTGCGAGCCTTATCATCACATGGACCGAGTTGAAAAAGGACGGCATTACGATTGTTGATGACAGCAAAGGTGGCCGGACCTCGGAGCATTCCGATACGGCGCTGACTCGTATTACCGGCATTCTGGAGAATCGCCTTGATGACTACGGCGAATCGTGGAGCAGGGTGTTCAATCAGATGCTGTGGCAGGACGGCTCACAAGATGCGAAGCAGGTGCCAGGCATTCAAGCCCTTATCACCACAACACCAACCCTTGGTTCGACCGGTGGCGTTAGCCGTGTGACGTATCCTTCTTGGAGGAACCGGGCAAGCCTCGGCCTTGCGACTAGTGCCCAGAACTCGACACTGATTCAGTTCCTGAACAGTGAGTTGGTCCAGCTCAGACGCTATGGCGGTAAGCCGAATAAGGCGCTGTGTGGCTCGTCTTGGCTTGACGCCCTCCGGTTGGAGCTGGTCGCCAAAGGTTACTTCACAATGGAAGGTTTCCAAGGCGATAAAGCGACTGACCTTGGCGTGGGAGGACTGCACATTTCCGGCCTCGGAGCGTTTGAGTATGACCCGACACTGGACAGCCTCGGCCTTCAGAAGTATTGTTATATTCTGGACGGCAAGAAAGTGCAGCTTCGTCCAATGGAGGAAGAGGATAACAAGGTGCTCAGCCCGGCTCGGCCTTACCAGTACATGATCTTCCTCAAGACCATGACTTGGACGGGTGCTCTTACGGTCAAGCAGCTTAACGGCAACGGGGTTTACTCCGTAGCATAATCGATCGCCATCACAAAACATTAACAAAGTAATAAGAAAAGAACATGAACAAAATACTTAAATTCGTAGGTTTATTGTTGGGTGTCTTGGCGCTGAACGTCGAGGCACAGAACTTCCAGTCCCGGTCCTTCATTAATCCGCTGATTACATCAATCGTGGTGTCGAACGGGGCATCCGGGTCGCTTGGTGCGTATACTAACGTGCTGAGCATTGGAGCGTCTGGTACGAATGCCTTGAACTTGACTTGGACAAATTCGTCGGGTATTTGGGTAATCCCGACAAATAACGTCCCGGCAACGGTCACGGGTATTTCGTTTGTCACGAACGATAGCACTCAGCTGACGGTCGATGTGCCGCTATACCCAAATCGAGAAGCAAGTCCGTTTCCACAAGCAACTAATACTGCTAGCCAGACCGCCTTGTCGGGCTGCAACGTTTGTATTAGGTTGACTGGTGCGTCAGGAACCACGGGGGCAAATATTAACTTTGCCTTTATCGGTATACCTGATGGCACTAATGAGCCTACGACTGGGACGGTCGGCTCTGGCAGTCCGATTTGGACGGTCGGGGTGACACCGAGCACTACGTCGACTGTGGTTGTTTATACGAACGTGCCGATGAACACGTTCGCCGGATGTAAGTATATTCGGCTACAAAGCATTCGTAATGCTGTGACGGCTGCTGCCAGCGACCAAGCGATTGTGCAAGCAGTTAACTTTAACGGCTTTGTGCCGTAAGAATTAGGACCTGAGCTGACCATCACTTAGATATAATAACCGAATATGAGTACAACAGCTACACCTGCAAGTCCTACACCGGCTGCTCCTACGGGGCCGACTATGAAACAAGCGAATATCCGACTGCTACTGGACAAGTCGGGTCACGATATTGCGATATCGGATGTGACGCCTGCTGAGGTCACATTGCTTGTGGCCGAGCATCAGTTCAATGCTGGTAAGGACCCAATCCTTGAGGTCAAGGAAACAAATCCGGTCCAGCGGACGGTGACGGACGAGATTCAGCGGCTACGACAAAAGTATGCTGCGAACAAAATCAATGCCTTGTTCCCTGGGACATCGCCGAACTTACCGGCGACTTTTGACGAGGCACGTAAGGCAGGTATTGGCAAATCATTGCCAACCAATAAGTTGACTGAGGTCAAATCTTAAAGCCTATGCCCCGCGGTACAGCGCTAAGTGTTGCACGTTCGATGTTGAAAGCGGAGGTTGGTGACTTTACTGGCACCAATACTCAGAGTGACGCAGAGTACACTCAACTTATCGACAACATGCAGAAGTGGCTAGCTAGTGAGTATGACTGGCCATTCCTTGCAGAACGTTGGAACGCCGCTTGTGCCGCGGGGCAACAATTTGTAGCGTTCCCAACAGTTAATGATAGGGGCGCTAATACGGTAATTAATTTCGAACGTCCAGTTCTGGTTGAGCGTTATTACAACCAGATCTATAATGAGATAGAGCACGGCATAGGGGCGGCGGAGTACAATGTGTCGAACATTGCGAAGAACCAACAGCAAGACCCGATTCGCCGTTGGAGGATGTCAACGAATACCTCGGAGGCCGCCAATGCAGATCAGTTCGAGGTCTGGCCAGTTCCCGTTACCGACCAAAGCGTCCGCTTCACAGGACAGAGGAAAGTCCTAACGGTTGCAGCGGATGGGGATAAGCTAGACTTCGACGATATGCTCGTAGTTTTGCTGGTGGCCGCCGAGAAGCTCACGCGCAGCGGACAGCCCGATGCTAAGTTAAAGTTAGAGAAGGCTACGAGGCTACTGGAGCGCCAACGGCAACATTATCCAGTGCCTGAGAGAGCTGTAATCTTAGGAGGTGGGTTTGAACAGAAGAATCCGAGAAAGCTAGTGCCTCTCATTATTGTGAGGTAATGCTCAGTAACTGAACAAGACTTTAAATTATGAAGAAAAAATTGTTAGTAGTTGCAGTGGTAGTGGTGGCTGCCATGACTTCGTGGGCGGCACAAGTTTTAAGGACGGACGAAGCCTTTGGTGGCAACACTAAGTTTATTAGTCCATCAAAGTATCAGGTAACGTTGACTCCTTTGGACGATGCGGTACTTATGATGGACTTTGTTAATAAGCCATCTGTTAACTTCACGAATTACTCAAACCCAATTTACTTTACACGAACGGGCATACTGGCAACCCTTTCGTATAGTAATTCCTCTGTCATCTGGATCGACCCCATAAACGGTAATGACAATACTGGTCTAAGGGGCTTTCGGGAACGGCCCTTTAAGACTCTTTACAATTGTAATAATAAGACTACTCATAGTTTTTATGGAGCAATAACTGCTGCGCAAGCTGGAGATACTTTAGTCTGCTTGCCTGGCGTGCATATTACACCAAGTTGTCCACTTAATAGTGACCCTTCACTTGGATTAAACCTTTTCGTTCCTGCTGGTGCAGCCATAGTGCGAACCAATAAGTTTTACGCCCAAGATGGTACAATCCAGACTATAATGTTTGGACAGCTTTCTTCGTCTGGTCCAATGATCATTCCCGGCAATAATTCGACTATTATCGTTGATGGTGCGATTTATGCCACGAATAGTAATGATGCGGCTGTCGGTTGGTTTGATAGCATCAATACTTGGAGCCCCATCTTTTATGGAATCACGAACAGGATGGCTACGAATGTCTTTATCGGAGGTAGTGGTTTGATTTGTGGGAATATTGATACGCTCTATTTTGCACAAACTAATTTGTCTCAATCAAGTTTAATAGTTAATAACTTGATTCTTTTGGGCACTTACGACTATCTTAAGGTATCCGGCAACATGATACTGACGACAAAGAACTTGTGGGGATGGGCGACTAACGCTCCTTCGGCAGGTTATGCACAAGGGCTAAATCTTGACACAACTGTTCAGTGGAGTGATTACTATAGCGTTTTTGGTTGCTCTGGTGGCACTACGGCTAACCAGCCATTATCTTTAACACAGATTACCAACGTTTTCTACGGTACTAGGCTCTATAGCACTTCCCCTATTATCTTGTCGGGCGCGTCCGCGAATCCTTATTTCCTAACGACAAATTCTACTACTTCTGGTTGTGTTACATTTCAAGACAGCTCGGGTGCGACAGTCTATAACTCTTGCCTTCCTTTTGCTTTTGTAAGTCCTCGGCCAGTAACTTTAACTGAGTCCTCTGCGACATTAGTATTTAACGTGCCTCTCGCCTCGGGCAAATTTTGTGGTCTTCGATTAATGGCCACTACGGATGCTGATGACGGAACTGATTTTCAAGCAGTCGCTGAAACTATTGCTATCGCTGCGGTCAATAAAGCAGGAACAGTATCAACAACAGTGTCTGCTGCGGCTCCGCAAGCTGTGAAGGCCACAACTGGCACTTTGACCACTACTTGGACGGCCGTAGCTAATGGAAATTCTTTTGATGTTAAATGCAATGCGGTTTCCTCTCTTACTCAAACTACTCTCAAAACACGGTGGCGTGTGGAATTTGACAGTGATAGTACTACATCAGTGACACCTCAATAATGACCACTTTAAGGTAAAGGATAGAGTAAGTTATGAAATATTTACAAATACTAATTATTCTTTTATTAGTAACAAGTGCTAATTCGCAAATATTACAGAATACCTCAGTTGGCACAACCGTTGCTCAATGTTCGGCGTCTACAGTTACCACTAATCAAGGTGTTCTAAGTGGGCTATTGAAAGGGGATGGCGGGCAGGGTGTGACAGCGGCGGCGTTTTCGGATGTGAATGCGT